GCTACGCATAGAAGATGATGATACTCCATAATAAAGAAGCCAGTAACCAGTATTACCTCCAAGCCCGCCATTCGCATTCCAATACACATTTGCACTGTTTTGCGTTGTCGTGATTCGAGTAATAGTTGGCTTTACAGGAGCTGGTCTGCTCTTGAAATACAGATAAATATCCGTGTTTGCATTAAGGCTTAATGGTACATCGTAATACTGATTTCGTTTGATCGTAGAACTACCTACGGTTGCATAATCGAAATCATAATCTGCGCTGTACTTCGTATAGAGTGACAAATCTCCAATCGTAATTGTAGGATCTGTATAATAGTTGTTTGTCGTACTCGAATAGTACGAATCATCAATGTACACCTTCTGGGTATATGGGTAAAGGCTCTCTCGGGAGCCTGTAACACGCAATCGACGATCAAAAGACGTGCTTGTAACAACCGTACTTGTAGTAAATCGTATGGGACCATCCCATCCAGTTGGATTTGATTGTGTGTTATAATACAGATAATATGGATCGCTATAGCCATCAACCGGCGTAACATCTGAAATGGTAACAGAACTACCGCTATCTACCGTCATATACGTGTATCCTGAAGTAGCGCGGACCAATTTGCTTACTCCATTACAGCTCATCGTAAAACTTGCTACGCCATCGCCGCATTCTGCACGAATTGATACGGTCTCAACTTCTGGAGTCCATGCTGGAATCGTACCGGTGGCGCCAACACCCTGAATCGTTTTATCCCATAATCTTGCGCTATATTCATCGCCGGTATCAACGCCAAATGATCGTGTGTGAGAGGTGCTTCCGGAAAGTCCAGTTACTTTGTCCCACCACGATCCAGTACCATAAACCTGAATACTATAAGTATGACTTGCTACACAGCCGGTAATTCGTGCTGAGACTCTTGTTTCACTTAAACGTGTGAAGGTAATCGATGCCATTTACACCACCTCAGCCAAATACAGGAACCATACTTGTTTCAAGATTGGAAATGGAAACTTTGCCAGTATCATGATGGAGCTGAATTGTAGCCGCGCCTGCCCGCATGAACATATCGCCAGTATTTGCAACAAGTCGAATGGCCCCGCTTGAACCTAATTCGACAGCATACGACGCTGAACTTGCACTGGTGATACGAAGCCAGCCGCCACCATCAATCTCGAAATCAAAGCCGTTGCTGCTAACACTTTCTGCCAACTGCTCAAGCTGCGCCTTGATACTTCCGCCGTGTGTAAACCGAAAATCACTGGCTGTGATATCGCCATTTTTAATGACGAGCTTTTTGCCAGACATATACGCAACTTCAGTGCCATTTTGCATGAACGAAATACGTCCGGATGTAATCTTAACGTATTCGCTAGATGACGTACTCAGGGTGCCGTCAGAATTTGTTGTCAGCTGACCAATTGCAATACCATAATTGCCATCACTGTCAAGTAGACCAGTCTTAATGTACTGATAAGTATCTGTCTTCTGGTTAATGCCGTTCAACGCACCAATTGTATCTACAAGAATAGAATCCCCGTGGATATTGGAAACATTCAGCACACTGCAATCCAGATTTCCTGTCGAAATATAATCAGCTACGATTTTTCCATCGCTTGTCATAGCTGTTCCAAAAGGACCATCTTTACCGCTTGATGAGTATCCAAGACCGCCAGAATTCCAACGCCAAACTTTTACAGCTTTGTCAAGATCTTTATTGTCGGCAATGTAAATCTCATTTTTGGTTACAGTTACATAACCGCCGAGCTTACCGCTCATGATAAGATCTGTCGCATTCTGAATTGCCCGCTCCATATAACTCTTGTCTGACGCTTCTTCAATCAGTGTCCCCTGATTGCTAACAGTTTCAGCAAGAGACGATTTCGGCTCACCGAGTTCAATGGAGTCATACTTATCGGTCAGGACGTTATATACGGTTTTGATGCATTTTGCAGTCGTCTTAACACCGAGTTTTTCGAATTCAACCGTTACTGTGTCGCACAGTTTAACAGTCTCCAGACGTGCAAAGTCCTTATACTCTTCCGTCTGTGCTAGCATAACGAAGGATACATCCAGAGACACTTTCGGAATACCGATTTTATTGTTAGCGATGTACTTCTGCGCTGCAGCAAGAAGTTCCGCCTCCGTCGGCTTTTCAATCGTAGTAGTATATCCTTCGCTATCGGTTGTCTCCTTACCGAAATCCTCGGAAGAGAGATCCAACGGCATAATTTTCACGAAATCGTAGTTGCCAGGGGCATTTACAATTCCGTCATTTGCAGAAAGCGTGACAAGTCCTCCATTTTCTGATTCGGAATACCAGAATGGATATACACCGGTATAGAAATCAGTGTCATTTTCTTCCTGCTCAAGATCGGTCATGTTCTTACCGTATCGAATTGTAACACCGCGATTAGAACCGCGAGATTCAAGCAGGGAAATATTCCACTTGTCAAACAGATATTCGCCACCGAATGTGTCGAGGATAGACCCGTCACTACCGCCTAATAAAGATCGAATGCTGGAGGGCTTCGGAACGGACATCGTACCAGACTTCCCAACATTTGTGAAGAATGTGAAAGGGGTGGAGGGTACAGAGAAGTTCTTCAGATACGACATCGCTGCCGAAGCCGAACCAGCATCCGCGGGAAAGAGTTTTACGATGGAACCAGACGTATCATAGCTCAGATGTGCTGCATGAACTGTCACGATTCCGTTGATCGGTTTTGTAATTGAGTAGATACGAAATGGCTGCGGATCATCATATGGATTTGGTTTTACATAGAGAATCCGGCGTTTCTGGATATCGCGAAAATGACTGCCAGTAAGCGGGTATTCCATTTCGACCTCATATCCGCCATTTCGTTCCTCTGTCACAGTACAGGAAGCCGCATCAGGAAGTGCTCCAAGTCCGTTCGAAGTGAACGCTTCCTCATCATGATCGTATAGGATAATCAGAGAATCCACCATCTCGGAATCACCTCCACAGAAGTAATGCTACCTGTAAATGTAATAGTATTTACGCCAGGGCTAAGAAGCGGAAAGCCATCAGAAAATGAGACTTTACTGTTCAGATTCGTCAAGCTTCCTTCTTCATAGACGTCCTGCAGTTCGGAATCAATCACCATACGTGTTGAATTCGTCAAGCCGCTGATTGTAATTGTTTGATCTCCGACTGTAAGAGTTCCAGATCCAGACACAACTACGGTCAGTTTTGGAAAACTCTTCTGGAATGTCGGATTGCGAAGAGAACCAGCGGTAGTAAAGGAAACTGCCCGCTCCCCAGCTTTCAGGAAACGGGCAGGTTTGCAGTTAAATTCGATCGACATCTTACCGGCTTGGTGGAACAGATTTTCCATTTCCGCATCAGCCACATAATATGCAAGGCGGAAATAATCGGATTCATAGGAATCTTCCAGTCTCGCATATCCGGAGGCGGAATGCAGCCATTCGCTTACGCCTGCTGCCAATGTCGTAAAATTGCCGTCGATCTCGCCGACAGAGATGGTATACTTTCTTGTAACGTTCTTGTATGATCCATTATCGATCACAAGATCACCATTTCGACCGGGGATATGAACCACCTCATAGTCGCGTTCTGGAGTCGCATACACGGGCGGTGTCTCTACATGAATTCCATAGTTGGTTGACGGGATTCCATTAAAGATAATCACGCCCATGCTGCTTTTCTCCTTTCGACACGTCTTTGAAGCTTACGATCCACCTCATCAGCGATCGCTCTCGGGTCAGTACCGGTGATATAGAAGTTGTTTGTGGTGTTTTCATAGGTCTGCTTGCCATTTGCAGATTCAGTCTTCTGTTCCGGTGCAAATGCAGGTCGGTTCATACTGCTGGCTGTTTTTGCAGCAATACTGACTGTGCCTTCCACAGGACGACCACTCAGCGTACTCATCAGATCTGCAATGGCAGCACTTCCATTTTGAATTTCTGTGAGGTCTAACACTGGGCGAATTGTCGGATTTGTGTCAATGCCACTGTCAATCAAGGCCGCAATTTTGGAAATAGCGTTCGACAAGCCAGTTGTGGCAGATTCTGCAAGTGCGTCACTTGAGAGACCGGCATTTCTAATGTTGTCAGTGATACCATTCGTAAAGCCAATACCAAAGTAGTCGCCGATTTTATAGCCGACTCTGGATGGCGAATGCTCATCAAGACGCTTAGCAGAAGCCTTGGCTGCATTTCCAGCCATTTTTTTCGCTGCCATCGAGGCTGATGCACTGTTAGCAGAAATGCCATTTGCAACACCTGCCGCAAGATAGCTGCCTGCATTCTGGAACTGACCATAATAGCTGCGAACAGCCGCCACGCAGTTGCTCAGCATAATAGAAAACTGATTCTTTACTGTAGCTGTTTGACTGCTTACACCAGAACTGAGAGATTTCATAAGATCAGCCCCAGCGGTATTAAATTCAGACTTTTTGCTGGTAAGACCTTCGAGTCCTTTCTTTGCTGCTTCCTCGAACTTGAATTTCAGCTGACTTTCACTTGTGCCAATCGCACTCTTAAGATTTGCAATCAGTGCATTAACAGCTGTTGCTGCAGCAGTCTTAGATTCAGAGAACGAACTTAAGAATTCATCAACGCTGGTAGAACCGATTTTCTCCATCGACTGTACAAAGTCGGTTAGTGAAGACGTATCAATCGTTGAGAAGCTGGATGCAATATCCACGATACTCTGAAGTGCTATCTTAAGAGACTCCAACTGTCCAGCATTTAAGCCTTCACATTCTGCCATGAAATTCTTGATCTGTGTGGCAAATCCTACAAGACCGTCACCAATCTTCTTGAGATCTTTTGCATTGGCAACACCTTTAGCCTCAGCTGCAAGACTTACGATATCCTTTGCTGCTGTTACAGATGCAGAAATGTCAGAACTCTTTTCACTGATTCCATGAACTGCTGTTCCGTAATCGACAAGGGCTTCACCAAATGGTTTCAGATTTTTTGCAAACTTTTGCAGATCATTATTCCCGGCAATAAATCCGAGCACGCCGCCGCTATTCGGAACGATCTCTGCAATTTTAATGAGTTCCTCAGCAACGTTTACTGACTTTGTAATGTCACTTTTGTAATCACCAATTCCAAGCACGGCCTTTCCATAGTTGATCAAGGCTTCGCCAAAAGGTTTCATGCCCTTGGCAAAGTCTTTCAGATCATTATTTCCTGCAATCAACCCGGCAAGACCACCACTATTAGGAATGGTTTTCGCGATGCTGATTAAGTCTTCTGCGACTTCAGCGGAACTATCAATGTCACTGGTATATGCATCGATTCCTCGAACAGCCTTCCCGTAAGCAATAAGTGCGGCACCAAACGGTTCCAATCCTTCAGCAAACTCGACAAGGCTGTTACTCCCAGTAAACAAATCAAGTGCTCGATCCAAAATGCCTCGACGCGACATAGTTGCAATAACCTCAGAAATTGCAGCGATTGCGGCTGCTGATGCACTGACAGCTTCGGCATTGATGCCAGAAATACTATATGCAAAAGCGGCAAAGGATGGACCAAATAGAGCCAATTGTGTACCAAGGGAAGCCAGACTTCCTGTTCCTAATGAAAGCAGGCTAAGAACGCCTTCCACGAATGCGGCAGCGCTCAGAAGAAGGATGGCTCCAGCCAGATTCGCGACTCCTGTAAGTACGTCACTTTTGATGCTCTTGGCACCTTCAATGAATGGACCAAGATTTGTCATAAAGTTCGAGAGATACGTACCGGATTCCGCGATGCCAGCAGTTATACGCTCAATCGCTGCGCCCACAATACTCCCGACGAATGTACCGATACCCTCGCCAATCTGTCCAAGCACCTTGATTCCTTCATCCATCAACCAACTGAAACCAGGAATCTGATTCAGACCACCAAGTGCCGCCATAATTGCTGCCATAACAGCAATGAACTCAGCCAATACCAAGCCTGCAGCAAGACCGGCAGTCAAAGGCATCATACCAAGAACACCGATCATGACACTCAAAGAGAGCAAGACAGCGCTCAGAGACGCTGCAATACCCGTCACCTCGTTAAGATCCAGCAAGGTCATTGCAGCAATAATACCACCGACGATTACGAGAATTGCAGCAACGCCAGCAGCGCCAAGCAGCGCTCTGGGAACATCCTTCGCTACAGCTGCAAATCCTTTTACCAGTAAGGCAGAAGCGGCAACAATGCCTGTAAAAATCGCAGCACCAATCCAGTCACCAAGACCGATTTCTCCAAAATTCTCAGTGATTGCCTGTCCAATTTTCTGAATGATCTTTGCCACATGAGCAACGATTGACGGAACATAGTCTTCAATTTGACGAAGAAGTTCATCAATAAGATAGAGAACCGTCTCTGTAATAGCAGGAGCTGTGTCTTTTAGCACGTCGCATAGGGTCAAGATCAGATCTTTCAATGCTTCACCGATAATCGGCATCATC